GTATGATTCTTTTGAGGCTTCTCGAATATGTCTAAACCATCTTTGCTTATGATAGGTTTATCAACCGTCATCTTAGCAATAACGTCAGAACGGATTAGCGTTAAGCTAGAACCTAAGAAGTTACATAGAACCTCTTGGTTGAATTTAAGTTCACCCAACATCCTGCGTTGTTCTTCAGCCCAAGCTGCATCACGACCTGGAATTTCCCAATATGGAATAAACAGCGGAACGAAACCATTGCGGTCATTCTCGGCATCATTCCAGAAACGCCAAAAGTGGTTATAACCTAGTGGAGTTGAAGACAGTAGAATCTTAGTTGTTTGACCCGCAGAAATAGTTGGGTAAACCGCAGTAAAGAATTCTTCAGCAACGTTGTTTGGAATAATCGCAGCTTCGTCAACATACAACATGTTAACAGACTTACCACGAATACCAGACTTGCCAGTAGCAGCCGTGAATACCTTAGAACCGTTTTCTAGTTCAATGTCACCTTTGTTCCAACCAGTAACACCTTGCTGCATCCACTTAGGTAAGTGCTCATACATTGTTTGGTAACGATCTAAAACTTCACGGGCAGCGGCAGCTTTGTTAGCTAAGATAGCAACTGTTTTGTTATCGTGAAATAACGTGTACCAGAGAATGTACGCTGCAGAAGAAGTCGTCTTACCTTGCTGACGACCTTCCATAAGAATAACACGACGGTTATTATGAATGATGTTAATCTTGTTCTTCTGACAATCATACAGCTTGAAAAGTTTTAAACCATAGTCAAGTGTAACAATGTAACAGTAGTTCTCGATAAAGTAGATCGGGTCTTGAGCGCACTTGATATACTCCTGAACTTGATCAGGAGTAAATTGAAAACTAATACCAGCAGCTTTTAAATTCGCATTACTATTATATACTTCAGCCATAATTTATTTTATAATTCGTTTATCCAGCCGTCATTTGTTATAGTTTGCTCGCCGTCTGGTCCAAGTTCACCTGTTGCTCTATACTTAGAGAACCCATTTTCACCAATAGATAGATTTGCATCGCTTTGTAGAATTACACCTTGTTGAGAAACTGGGCCAAATAAAGATACCTTCATTTGAAAGTTAATTGTATGAATAACAAAACGTCTTTGTTGGAACGTACCTTCAAATTCGTCTGATACAATAACTGAGTTTAGAACAACAGGAACGTCTAGCTTAATACCCATATCATCTACGGCATTAATAGACATAGAATATTCTGGTGTAAACCATGGAAGGATTTGTTCAATAATTTGTAGAGCGTCTTCTTGAGTCTTAGTAACAATATACAAAGACATATCAATGTTGTATGGTACTGGGGTTCTAACAACTGCTGTGGTTGTTTCATTAGTTGAGGAAGCGTCGTTCTTCATATATTGCATGCGGTTTACTTTACGTAAAGAATCATATGTATATGCAATAATTTCAAATGACATACGTGGTAGAGAAGTTAAGGTATGATTCTCTAACGTTGGATCTTCATCCAAACGAACTAACCATTTTTCTTTTGGGGCATAAGACAGTGGAACATGGACACGTTGAGCATGTTCTCCGTTTACTGGATCGTTAATTCTACGATCAATAAAGATGTTAGAAAATAACCGACCAAACCCGATAATACATTTTCTAGTAATCCCATGATAAAATACACTATCATTAAGCATTAGACTTCTCCAAACGGATTTGTTTCATTAAATATGGCATTTTCGGATACAGCCTTATCCTTGAATGTTTGGTTATCCGCGAATCCAGTAGCGTCTTCAATTTCTGGGTTAACCGCTACATCGAACGACTTGAGGTCTTCGAACACATCAACAGCAGGAATACCAGTATCAATCTTCTCGCTACTGTATTGGAATAATTCAACGTCCAGCTTGTAAGTATACAAGCGACCTAGTTGATAGAAAGGTTCTTGGTGTTTAACAAACTTAATTTCAAACAAACCTTTAGTCAAAGGGTAATAAATCAAATCACCTTCGTTTGGTCTGTTTGGTAGATATGTTGTACCATGGATACCGATTAGATCAGTCCATCGTTTACGGGCAACAGTTAGAGTTGCAGATTGGTCCATCAGTAGACCAAACTTTTGAATCATCGCGCCTTGGCCAGCCAAACTTTCAATGTTATCAAAATACATCTCGATTGGATATGCATGCTCAAACTTACTCAATCGATCTTCGCCGAAAATACGATCAGTTGATACTTGAGTGCGTGGGATGTAAAGAAAGTCTTTACCATAGATCTTTAAAGATTCAATGATGATGGTTTCAATTAAGTCTTGTTCAGACGTAGTGCCTTGGGTAAAATACGGGTTTGTTGCCATAAGTTACCCCAAGAAGAAATCTAACGGTGCTGATTTTGTTTGTAGGTCGTCTTCTAACTCGTCGATTTCTTTAGTTGCTTCAGCATACAGCTTATCACCATCAAGAGTTACACCACCTGGTAATTGTAATCCAGAAAACTTTTTAATGTTAACTGCCCACTGTTTCTTGAACAATGCAGTTGTATAGTGTTTTAACCATGGCTCAGCAAATACACGAGTATATGTTGATGGGTCTAGTGCACGGTATCCTTGGATTAAAATATAGTCGCCGATGATAACATCAGTTTCCCAGTTAATGTCTAGATACATTCGGTTCTGTAATCGGTTAAAACGATATAGAACGTGACCATTCAATTCCAAGTCCAACATAGCCAAGTGGCTCATGGTAGTCTTGTAGTAAACGATACTTGTAGAAGTTAAATCATACAAGTCGTTCAAACGTAGCTGATATTGTAAGTCAAAGATGTTCTTAGAAGAAGATGCTTGACCTATGTTCAATACTTTAGTAACACCATACACATAATCAGGTACAGTGATATATTTTAGATCGTATTCACCAAGAGTAGCTGGATTAGATGCAGCTAGAGTGGCAGTATGACCAGAAGAACTAGTAATAGTTTCTCCTGGCAAGAAAGTACCAACAACGTTTCTAACGAAGATCTTATCTTCAGTTGGTTGGCTTCCAGATTCTGGGATAACCTTAGCTTTAGCGCCAGATGTTACACCTGTTATAACTTCAGCGACTTCAAATTGAGTACCGTTATTAGATTGAAGGTTTAGCGTTGATGCGCGAATACGGTGCTTCAAATACATTTGTTCTACACCCTCGTAGTGGTATAGATTCCAGTATTCTAACGCTTCATCTAGACGATCTTCTAGTTGAGTATTGTCTACGTTGATCTCCAACACAGGTGCACCTAGTGCACGCAAAGCGTATTGTTTTAATTGTTCTCTAGATGCGACAGCCATTTGTTTACCTTAGTCAATAACTTATATATTTAGTATTATGCTGCTCCACGGAAGATTGCAAGTTCTTCAATAATCCAATGACCATAGTGTTGGTTACCATTATTACCAGACATAATCGTCGCTGTACCAGAGATGGCATTAATATCGTGTCCGTTACCGTTATTCAAACCAACACTACCATCATAAGACTTAAAATAGAATCTTAATTGCGCTGTAAAATCAACAGATGCAGCTGGGTCAATTAACATAGTGTTTGTTGTGGATGAAATAGAACCAGGGCTCAGATCCATAACGGCATCATAACCACGAGAACCGCAACTTTGCCACGTTGAGCTATTGAAACGAATTTGAGGCTCAAAATAAAGACCACCCCAACTAGATGAATCGTTTCTACACGGGTACATGTAATATATTCTAAGAAGAGAACCAGCTTTGAAATCAGTCATAGTTGGTAATTCTGTCCCCAATGTCCAAGTGGTTGATGTAGTTCTATCTGTAGTATCAACCTGAGTTATAATTTGGCGAGTGTATCTGGCTTGGTTTGTGGATAATTTATTAACGTCAACTGCAGATGTACCACTAATGTTTTGCATATTAGTTGCTTTAACTGTGGTTGCATTTAAAGTATTAACAGTTAATGCTTGGTTAACGACTCCACTTGATACTTTTGTAAGTGCCATGTTTTATTCCACTGTAGGTTTCTGAATGTTGTCTTTAACATTCTTGATGTATGCTTTCCAACCTTCAATA